AAACCGGCCAGAGTCATTCGCACCAGGTAAGCGCTGGCCAGGATGCTTATGCAGGTGCCGACCTGGAGGACTCCCAGGAGGCCGATGATGTTGGAGGGGAGGGTGTCCAAGCGCTGGAATGCCTGGGCCTTGAGCCAATCCAGGGTTGTGCTTAAGCCGGTGTACGTGACCGCGGATACGCCCAGAGCGACCAGGACACGGCCGACGATGGTTCCAGCTATGTTGATGAGGCCACCGAGCAGGGCGGACAGGAAAAAGGGCATTAAACGGCTCCCCCAAGTGAGATGCGGATTGCTACCAGGAGCGTCACAGCTACGCCGAGATTGCCCAGCAGCTGGAGCCACGTATTGAGCTCAGACAGCTTGATCGTTACGTCCTTACCGGCGACGGTCAGAATCAGATCAGCCAAGCCGGAAGACGCAAAGTGGGCAGTTTGATCGAAAGAGGTCGCGCCGATAGTTACCGATTCGCTTCCAGGCAAGTCCCCAGTAACGGAACCGGTTTGAGTTTTGCTCTGATCGTATAGCTCAGACTCAGGCGATGTTGAGTCGATCAACTTGCAATTGCGGCTGTAGATTTCATTTGCAATGGCACACTGGACAGCATCGCCCTCGCATTGAAATCCGGCTGTGCACGAACCGCCGAACGAGCCGACAATACACTGAGGGCTCTTGGGATTTTTGGTGCAAAAGTCGTCCTTCGCTTCTTCCGTTGTTGTCGTGGTTGTTACGGGAGCGTCGCCGCCTGCAGGTGTTGTTGTGGTGGTAGTTGTGGTGGTGCACGTGCTACCAGCACAGCTTGTTTGGTTTGTGGTGCTGTTCGTGATAGGTGCAGACGATGGACTACCAGGAGGCGCCGGTGTAGTCGTAGTGGTGGTGTTTGTGGTGACAACAGGCGCGGAGGAGCTGGGCGGCACGCACACGGAAACGCCGTTCACTTCGCCTGGATATGTGTTTCTCGGACAAGGGTTAGGAGCTGGAGCGCCTGGAGTGCCTGGGTCGATAGGTACAGTGGGAGCTGTTGGAGGGACTTGTGCAGCTGCGGCAGCAGCGTTAGATGCAGCGCTGCTTGAGCATGTTTTGCCGGTGTATTTACTTTCACCCGAGTTAAATTTCACACCGTTGACGGAATACGTCACGTCCCAAATGATTTTCGCGGTGCAACCAGCACCAGGGCCAATGGCTGGACAGACCTCGGTTGTTGCGCCACTGGAAAACGGCCTGGTGTAATAGTTGTCTATTACCCCAGATTGTGCAAGGCATTTTTGCTTGTTGGCATCAGACACACATGACATCCCGTCAGACGACTGCTTGTACCCGTCAGCGCAATAGCAGGACCCGCCGTATTCCGCAGAATAAAGTGGACATGCTGGAGCACCCGGAACCATTGTTCCATTAGTTTGACCTACAAACAGAGCCGGTGAAAACATATTATATGACCAGCCACGCTCACAGTTACTAGCAGTAACCTTAACTTGTTCAACACAGCCGTAGCCATCCACGAGGTAGCCAGGCGTGCAAGGGTTTGAGATAGGCGGAGCATTACACACCGGAAGGCCACCACTTTTACCTACGGTGTAGCTCGTAGCGTGTGCACTTAACGACAACAGCGCCAGCACGGCCCACAACAACAGCCCATGTGCTAGGCGGTAAAGATTAGCCACGCGGCCCCCAGTATTGCGATGATTACAAACAGACCCATTGTTTTCTCCAAGAAGTTATTGGAGGGCACTGTTTCCAATGCCCAACCAGTAAAACCCTAGGGACTTACATAGCGCGACGAATCCACTTGTAGGCCTTGATTGCCACCACCACGCCCAGAACAGCAGCACCGATCAAGCCGATAGGCACCAATTGGTTGGCAATGGTTCCGACGGTGTCGGTCACGTCAACGGCTGCACCAGGAGCGGCCATGGCGACAGTGGAGGAAACAGCCACAACAGCGGCAGAGATTTTTTTGAACATGACTATTCACTTTCTTGAGTTGAAACACTGTCAGAATTTAGGGTTCTGATCACGGTACGAATACCGAAACCAAGCGCCCACACTGCAAGGACAGCACCTGCAATTAATGCACCCCCTTCAGGGTCGATATTGAAGAAGGGAGTTTCAATTTGGACGACCACCGTGCAAGGGCTGACCGTGCATGTAACGGTGGTATCAGGCATTTAAGCGGCCTTTGGAATAGGGCGTGCCGTATCGACTGGACGGGCCATCGTTACCAGGACTTCCATGCCGCGCTTTGTGGCTGTCGTATCGAATGTCACTTCCGCTGTTATAGGGAATGCGTTGTGCATCAGAGGCTTAACGATATCTGAGTCCAAGCATTTGTATTCGACGGTACGGAAGCCTTTGTAATTCGGCTTTCCGCGGCTGAATTCTTCTTCAATAAACAATTGACCGGTACGGTGTGTCGTGCCTTCGACGTCGCCTTCGAAAAATCCAGCGCCTTTAATGACGACTTTTGCGGTGTGCTGCATGGTTTACTCACTTTCAATGAATGGGGTCAGACGACGACCCGTTTAAGAACCCGCCCAGGCTTGCACGCTCCAGTCGTTTGGGTATGCCTTGGCGAGATATTTCGTGGAATATGTCCTCGTAGGACAGGCCGGTAAGCCTGAGGACGTTGAGCACCTTGCCGTATCCAGTACCGGCGTACTCCGTGAGCTTTTCGAGAGCAATTTCGCCCTCTTTTTGGTGTGTCTTGATGCGCTCGGCTGCAGAGTCAATCAGCCGTTCCAGACACTTGTAAGCGCCCACGAAGTACTTATCGGAGGCAGTCAGGATGTCAAAGGGGATGTCGCGGTCGTTATTGCGGATTTCCACCTCAAATCGAGTCCAGGGGCTGCTTTGGTCGCCCAGCTGACGACCTTTTTCATACGCACGGAGCATCTTTCCGTTTTCACGACGACCGACTTCGAAGGTGCGTCCATGCTTGGGGGATAGCCAGTCACCGACCATTGAATGACGGGGGTTACGTCCACCCATATTGAACTCACCAGCTTGATACCAATCAACTACGTCTTCGACGTTGAATTCGCCTTCCAAGGCATCGACTGCTAAGTCGATACGGGTTAACTTGGCATCCGTGAATAGCTCGACTTGTGTCCTGAACTCCAACCAGGAACGAACGCGGCTGCATCCTGCGCCTGACAACTCCAGACGGGCACGTCCACCACGGGTATCACCGCCCCAATCCATGCGGCCCAGGTTGATTGCTGTGCCATCTTCTACAGCATAGAACCGAATTCCGTTTTCGTACCCGTGGAAGCCGTGGACGGTTTCGCCTCCGCAGCCGCCGAGCAATGGCGAGAGCCAGTCCCAAACGTTCAAATCCAAGACTTCCCCAGGTTCAGGCTGAAACGTGCAGGTGAACCAATCTACTTTTGCTCTGTCGAGACTTTCCCCCCCTGTTAGAGAGGGGGGGCGCTGCGCGCGGACGGTGCGCGGCGCTTCGCTTGCTCGCGCGCCCGTCCGTGCGGCCTTGAACCTAGACAGAAAATTGCTTGCGGGTGTTGGTGCGGGCATAATTGACATACAAAAATCAGGGTATACACGACTCTGAGTATATACGATGTATAGATCGGTCAAGTAGGAAACGGCCGACAGCGCACGCAGTCTAACCCGCAAAAGCGGGTTTTTTTTCGCATGGATTTAATGCGAAGCATTTTCGTTTTTCTGGGGGTAGGACAGCTGCGCTGTTTTGTTTCATGCCTAGATTGTGTTCAGGCATTTTTGTTTTTCTGGGGGTAGGACAGCTGCGCTGTTTTGTTTCATGCCTAGATTGTGTTCAGGCATTTTTGTTTTTCTGGGGGTAGGACGGCTACGCCGTTTTGTTTCGTGCCAACAGTCACCATGGGGTTTCACCCCATACCCCACCCCAGACCCTACGGGCCAGCCCTAATCGGGCTTTCAGTGGCCCCGTTTGTCTGTCAGGAAGTAGGAGGGGCTAGAGGCTGAGCGCCGGAGGGCTTGCCTTCCTGCCAGTCCATGAAATAACCGTTCTTGACGATCTGCTTACACAGGTCTGGTGGTACGTCGAGCTTTGTGGCTTGCTGGGTGTAGCACTGGCAGCGGGTTCCCATGTTTACGCACGCCGCGGGGAAGGGGGCCACGGCCGGAGCGGTTTGGGCCTCATACCGGGGCGCGGTATGGGGTAGGCCAGCAATGCGCGGCTCAAAACTTGCGATGTACTGGGCTGGCGTTTGCGCTGCGGGTGCAGAGGTTCCGGCTGCGTTGTTTCTGTGAGCCGGTGGAGTTTGTGCCTGAGCGGTGGCCTGCGCGGTTTCTTGAGCTGGGCCTTTTGGTATGGCCTTGTTGAAGCTCTGCCAGCCGAAATATCCCAGCGCTGGAATCACAAACAGCATTGCTATAAGCAATTTGACCTGGAACGGAATTTTGGTTTTGGCGGTGTGCAGTGTGGCGGACTCGTACCACTGATAAACCTCTCGCGGGTAGCTGACCATTTGCAGCTGACCGGACTCAGAAGCGCCAGGACGTTGCGGCTGCTCGTTCACAACGTTCCATTCGGTTCGGCTCACCAGTGGGGCACCGCTTTGCCGTTTCAGGTGCTGGTGCCATCCAGGTGAACCGATCAAACGACGCACAAAGGCGTCGATGTTCATAGGGTGTTGTGTGATGAGGTAGAAGTCAAAGCCGCGTCTACGGTGTTCAGCCAGCATCCGAATCCAATCCGGTGGTGGTTCCTTGCCGCCGCGCACAGGCATGTCGTTGTGGCATTCGTCAATGATGAAGATCGCGCCATCGGGAACGGTCTGCCAGTCTTTAAACTCGATTTGCTGCCATCCGAACTTCTCACCCTCGCCGGTGAGCTTGAACCGGCCATTGTGGTACACGGGCCGAGCTTCGGCTATCTGCTTTTCTCTAACGTCCTTAAGGGTTAACAAGGTCTTGCCCGTACCGTTTGCGCCCGTTCTCAAATAGATCATTTGGTCACCAACCTTTTGAAGCTGCCAGAGGTCAAACCGGCCAGAGTCATTCGCACCAGGTAAGCGCTGGCCAGGATGCTTATGCAGGTGCCGACCTGGAGGACTCCCAGGAGGCCGATGATGTTGGAGGGGAGGGTGTCCAAGCGCTGGAATG